GATAAAGAAATAGCAACAAAGTATCAACCAGATTTTAGAGAGCAGAAATCTCTAAGAATTTACAATAAGAAGTATAAGGCGTACTTTCATAATCCCTATCTTTTGATTTCAGCTGGTACACAATATAATAAACAGAATTTTAGAGAGAAGTTGGACATTGGTGATGAATGTAAAATCTTTGTAGACTCTGGTGGCTATCAGTTAGCCATGGGTACTGTCAATGCAGAGAAATTTACTGATGAAGTAGCATTGAAATGGAGTGAAGCTAATGGAAATATCTTTCCGATCTTGGATAGACCTGCATTTTCTAAGCTATATGATTATGATTTTAGTCTAACATCCTCAGTTAATTCAGCAAAGTATTACCATGAGAATCGTTCCAAGTCAGATGCATATGTTCTGAATGTTCTGCAAGGAGAGAACAAAGATGATATGGAGAATTGGTATAAAGAGATTTCACCATACAAGTTTGAGGGCTGGGGTTTTGGTGGTTCAAAAGGAAATTTAGCATTGATTGGTATGGCAATATTAACTCTACTAAATAATGGAGAGTTTGATAGAGAGGAATGTAAGTACCTTCATATCTTTGGTGTGAGTTCTAATGAGGCTATGGTCTATATTCAGTTTATTCAGAGGATGTTAAATAGACAAAGTATTGATATACAGCTTACATATGATTCAACATACTGGAATCGTACTTGTGTCTTTGGTGGATATTTTATTAGAGAACAATATATTATTGGAACTGGTATGGAATCTATGAATTGGCCAAACACGATTGACTATGCTAAGCTTGGTAAAGATTTTAAACTACCATGTTGGTGTCCAATATGTGAGGACTTAGATGATAGTTATTCATTCTTTAATACATTTAAAAAGAATAAACAGGGTGAAGAAAAGATTTCTTTTGTTAAATTTAATATGATGGTTGGTTTTCATAATTTATTTTTACAGATGATATATAATAAAATGACTAATCGTTTATTAAGAGCAGATATGGCAGAAGTATATAAAGAATCTTTTTCACCAAAGATATATAAGAATTTAATGTTATTAGAAACCGTGTTTTCTAAACCAAAAAATGGCGATAACTATCAAATACTACAACAGGTATTTAATAAACGTAAGCATGAAACTGAAACAGCTAATGCGTTGGATGTATAAATATTAGTGGAGGTAATCAAATGGCAGAAGAAGAAGAACCAAAAAAGAAAAAAAGTCTTGAGTTTCAATTAGGTCCTGAGGATAGTGCATTGATTGTTCGTACTAATGGACAGATTGAATTGGTGAGTCGTGAATTGCAAGATAATGATGATGATAACAATTATCTTGGTGATTTAGAAGATTTAAATAGAACCTTTACTCTTGTTTTGGCTTTTGCAGCTGCATTGGAAAATGAAAATTTATATCAACACATTTTTCATAATTTAAATAATGTATTGCATAGACAATGGAAAAAATTACCTCCTGATGAAAAAGCAAGAATAAAAGATATTCGTTTAGATCATCTACTTAATGATGAAAATCGGAAACGGGATGATATTAATCAAGAATGGATGAATAGGTGGAGAGATGAAATTGATAAGGGCCGACAGAGTTTAGAAGATTATATGAGTCAACATCCAGATGAAAGAGATATGGGAGGTCCCTTCGGTCCTGAGATGGGTCCGCGAAGAAGAAGAAAGAAACGAAATCCGCTTGCTAAGTTGAAAGATATAGAATGGAATGCTTATGATGAAACTTTGAAAACACATAAAGGTCAATGGCGATTAGATACGCCACCTGATGAGGAAGAATGAAAACATATCAGGGAACTCCATGTATAAAGTATGGACATACTGAACGGTATGTATCATCTACAGGTTGTGTTGTTTGTATAAAAGTATACGGTAAAAAAAAGTATGCTAAAAACAGAGAGAAACTAATAGAAAGAGCTCTAAAATATCAACAGGCAAACCCCGAAAAACATAACGCATACCAAAAAAGATGGGTAGAGAATAATCGGGGACTGAAAAATTATTACACGGCTCTGCGCAAGAAAAAAATAAAACAACAAACTCCACCTTGGGCTGATTTAGAAAAGATAAAACAAATATATATAAATTGTCCTGATGGTTATGAAGTCGATCATAAACATCCACTTAGTAAAGGTGGATTACATATTCATTATAATTTAGAATCTATACCTAAACACGACAACAGAGTGAAATATAATAAACTATGAACCCATTCCAATACGCAAACGACCTAATGAGGAAAAAAGATTATGAGGGTGATTGTATTAGAGAACGAAAAGATTACAAACAGTTTTTCATAAATCGTTCTTTATCCTATCAACCAGACTTGATACACTACGCTAATATGCTTAATGAATTTCCAATGCTTGAGAAGAAAGCTCATTACGATTTCTTGCATCAGGCAGTTGAGAAAAGAAAAAGACCTTTTCGACCTTGGATCAAAGCAAAGAAGCTAGATGATTTAGCAATAGTCAAGGAGTATTACAAATATAGTAATAAGAAAGCATTAGAATGCTTGAATATTCTAACTGATGATGATATAAAACAACTCAAACAGAAGCTGTTTAAGGGTGGAAAATCTCTATAGTATAAATATTATATAATGATTTAGTTAATGAATTGAAAAGGAGATATTACAATGGAAGATGTAGCGAAATGGTCAATAGATGATATGGTTGAAGTGAAGTTGAAGGAGGATGACGATTTTTTGAAAGTCAAAGAAACTCTCACCCGTATTGGAATAGCATCCAGAAAAGAAAAGAAGTTATTTCAATCATGCCACATATTACACAAACAAGGTAAATATTACATAGTTCACTTCAAAGAATTGTTTGCACTTGATGGTAAGCCAACAAACATTTCAGAGAATGATATTGAACGAAGAAACACTATTGCAAATCTTTTGCATGAGTGGGAACTTGTAAGTCTTGTCATTCCAGAAAAAGCACAACCAACAGTTCCAATACGACAATTAAAAATTCTTCCGTTTGGTGAGAAAGAAGAATGGGACTTGCAAGCAAAGTATAGTATAGGTAATGTTGGAATTAAGTCTGCCGGAGAACATGAAGCTAAAAATGCTACAGAGATTGACGATAAAGTTTTTGAATAATGCTGGTGTAGCTCAGTTAGTAGAGCAGTTCACTTGTAATGAACAGGTCGCGGGGGCAGAACCTGCCACCAGCTCCAAGGAGAATGTATGAACATTAAAGTTTTGAGAATGATTACAGCAGAAGAATTAATTGGTGAATGGAACCCGGAAAAAAATTGTATTATTAATCCTGTAGTAATGGTTCCTGTATCGAAAGATAAGATTGGTTTTCAGCCATGGGTTACATTAAGTAATGATGAAGAAATCTTTTTGAAAGATGAACATATCATGGCAATCGTGACACCAGACACAAAATTACAGAACGAGTATAATCGGGTGTTCGGTTCGGGACTTGTAATGCCAGACGAATCGGAGATTATTCATTAGGTTTTCCTTGTATTTGAGCTTATTTTTTGGTATAATTATATAATGAAGTTTTACACCTACATCGGTTTACAACGCAATAATATATATGTAAGAGAGTTTTCTGGAAATGAAGAACATTCATACTCTGAGAATTTTCAACCTACCATGTATGTTCCAGCCCCATCTGATAAATGTAATTATAAAACTTTAACTGGTAAACAAGTTGCTGATATAAAGTTTGATAATATAGCATCATGTAAAGATTATATAAAACAATATAAAGGAGTTGTGGAGTTTCCTGTATATGGGAATACCAACTATGCTGTTCAATATATTTCTGAGAAGTTTCCAAAAAAGTTCCAATGGAACATGAACAAGATTAGAATATATACTATCGACATTGAAGTATCAGCTGAAGATGGTTTTCCAAATATCCAAGCAGCTGCATCTGATGTTACAGCAATCACAATTCACGATAGTTCGGCAAATGTTTATCATGTTTGGGGAACTGGTGGTTATGTCCCACACGATCAAACAAAGAAAATTCTTTATAACGAGTGTGATGATGAAGATGATTTGATAGAAAGTTTTCTTCAATGGTGGGAAACAAATTATCCACATATTATTACAGGATGGAATTGTAAGTTTTTTGATATTCCGTATCTAGTTAATCGTATTAAACGATTGGACAACAAACCATCACGATTATCTCCTGTTGGTTTTATAAATGATCGTAGTGTATTTATAGCTGGTAGGGAAAATCAATACTATTCTATTTTTGGTATATCTACATTAGATTATATTGATCTGTATAAAAAGTTTACATATAAGATCAGAGAATCATATCGTCTGGATTATATCGGTTCAGTAGAACTTGGATTAAAGAAATTAGAAGTTGAAGATGTACAGGGATATGATTTATATAAAACAAATTACCAGAAATTTATTGAGTATAATATTCGTGATGTTGAGATTGTAGAGAAGCTTGAGGAGAAGATGAAGTTACTTGAGTTGGTTATTACTCTGGCATATGAATCTAAGATTAATTTTGAAGATGTATTCTCTCCCGTGAGAACCTGGGATGCTATTATCTACAATTTCTTGAAGAAAAAGAACATTATTATTCCACAACAAACAGAACAAGATGAACGAAAAGATATTATTGGTGCATATGTTAAAGAACCACAAGCTGGATTGCACAAGTGGGTTGTTAGTTTTGATCTAAATTCTCTATATCCACATCTTATTCAACAGTATAATATAAGTCCAGAAACATTATATGATGGAGTTGTGTGTGCTGATTCCAAAGATATTGGAGTAACTGGATTGTTGGAGCAGAAATTAGATACAGATTATTTAAAAGTAAAGCAGTTGACACTTACACCAAATGGTCAACATTTTACTTTAAAGAAAGGTGGATTTCTTCCCAGGTTGATGGAAGATATGTATAATGAACGAGTAGAGTTTAAGAAAAAGATGTTGCAAGAGCAACAGAAATTAGAGGATGGTAATTACACGAATAAACAAACAGTTATTAATAATATATCAAGATGTAATAATATCCAGATGTCTAAAAAGATTTTGTTGAATAGTGCTTATGGTGCATTAGCTAATCAACACTTCCGTTATTATTCACTTGAAATGGCGGAGGGCATTACGACAGCAGGGCAACTTGCAATTCGTTGGATAGACAAAAGTATAAATACATATATCAATAATCTACTTCACACAAAGGATATTGATTATGTCGTTGCTTCAGATACGGATAGCATATATGTCACGTTTGACCGATTGGTTCATAAAGTGTTTACGAACACAAATGATATTAACAACACAACAAAAGTTATCACCTTCTTGGATAAGATTAGTAAGGATAAAATTGAACCATTTATTAATAGCAGTTATGAAGCTCTTCATTCGTATGTAAATTCATATGCACAAAAGATGCAAATGGGTCGTGAAGTTATTGCCGACAAGGGCATCTGGACTGCAAAGAAAAGATACATACTGAATGTTTATGATTCAGAAGGGGTAAAGTACAAAGAGCCCAAGCTCAAGATAATGGGTATAGAGAGTGTCCGCAGTTCTACGCCAGAGTGGTGTCGTAATCATATTCAAGATTTGATTAAGATTATCATTAATACTGATGAAGATACTGTTATGAAAAGTATAGCAGAGTATCGTGAAGAATTTAATAATTTATCTTTTGACCAATTAGCATTTCCAAGATCAGTTCATGGTGTAGAAAAATATTCATCAACAAAAAGTATATATACTAAGGGAACGCCAATTCATGTGAGAGGTGTTCTATTATATAATCATCTGTTAAGAAAACATAAGCTTACTAAGAAATACCAATTTATTCGTGAGGGTGAGAAGATTAAGTTTGCATATTTGAAAGAACCAAATCCATTACATGAGAATGTGATTTCTGTTTCTACTCATCTTCTAAAAGAATTTGAGTTAGAGCAGTATATAGATTATGACTTACAGTTTGATAAATCGTTTCTTCAACCAATTAAAAATATACTAGATGTTATTGGTTGGAAAACAGAGAAGCAGGGTAGTTTAGAATCTTTTTTTGGGTAAGAATATGTGGACATATAAATGTAAAGC